AGACGTGCATCGGGTAGACCTAGTATAACATTCAATCCTGTTGTATTAGACCACATAAACATTAATAGAAAGGTTAAAGGTAAAGGAAATTGGAATGATATTACCATAAAACTCTACGATCCAATAGTACCATCAGCTGCGCAGGCGGTGATGGAATGGGTTCGATTATCACACGAATCTGTAACTGGTAGAGATGGGTATTCCGATTTTTATAAAAAAGATATAACACTACACATATTAGGGCCAGTTGGTGATAAAGTTGAAGAATGGACGCTAAAAGGCGCATTTATTCTAAATACCAACTTTAGTGAAATGGAATGGTCAAACGATGCATTTGTTGAAATCACATTGACATTGGCATACGACTACGCTATTCTCCAATACTAATATCGTATTTATACAGATTTATATTCAATAAAAACCCATCCTGCCAAAGCAGGATGGGTCTATTTAAATGTTTCACATTGTTATAGGATTATGTTATGACTAAAATACCAAATGGGTATAATACACCGCAAGATGCTACAATATCAGATAGTGATTTACGTGATCAATTGTTGTCAGATTACAAACAAACCGAAGTAAAAAAGTCTAATTTCCCAACAGAAATAATACCACTACCATCAAAGGGATTGATTTATTCAGAAAATCACCCATTATCTAGTGGTGTAATAGAAATGAAATATATGACCGCAAAAGAAGAAGATATATTGACATCTCAAAATCTAATAAAACAGGGAGTTGTTTTAGATAAATTATTCGAATCATTGATTGTTACCCCTATCAATTATGATGATTTATATTTGGGTGATAAGAATGCAGTTATGGTTGCCGCTAGAATACTGGGATATGGTAAGGATTACGTTGTAGAAGTGGAAGATCCATTTTCCCCAGGGAATAAACAAAAAGTAAAAATAGATTTAACTCAATTAGAGCACAAGGAGGTCGATAACAGCTTATTTGAGAATGGAAAAAATGAATTTGATTTTGAATTACCAATGTCAAAAAGGACCGTAACATTCAGACTAATGACACATGGCATAGATAAACAAATTCAAGCGGAACTAAAAAGCATGAATAAATCCTTGGTTAAATCAGGTATTGATAGGGAACTTTCAACTAGATTAAAGCACCTAATTTTAGCAGTAGATGGGCAAACTGGAAGGAGTGCTATAAATAATTTTGTAGATAATGAATTATTTGCTCTAGATTCGAGAGCATTACGATCATATCTGAAAGAAATCTCACCCGATGTGGATATGACTTTTACATTCATTTCTGATATAACTGGTGAGGTAAAGGAGATGGACATCCCAATGGATGTTTCCTTTTTTTGGCCTCAGTCTTGATTATAAAATATCATTTCATCAAGAAATATTTAATTTATGTTATCACGGTAAGGGTGGGTTCACATGGTATGATGTTTATTCAATGCCCATAATTCTTCGAAGATTTTATTCTAATCAAATTATAGAGTTTATAGAATCACAAAATAAAATGAAGGAAGAGGCATCGCAAAATAATAAACCGACTTCACCAGTAATAACCCCGCAAAATAAGTCTAGATAATAAAATTCCAAGGTTTACATATTTATCAATGTAAACCTTTTTATATTTAAGTGGTTGTAAAAATGGCAGAAGAAAAACAAGACAGTGAAGGACAACAACAGAAAAAACGTTTGACTAAAAAAGATAGGGAGAATATTGAAAAAATAAATCAATATCAATCTCAAATAAAAAAAACCATAGAAGAACGTCTAAAAACTGAATTAAAACTGAATAAACTTTCAAAAGAAAACACTACTGCGAATAAAAGTAATGATAAGTTTATTAAGGATAGTTATGTACTTCAATCAAAAATAAACGCATTAAAAAAGCTAGAAAAGGATTTAAAAAAAGAAATCCTTAATATAGAGAATGCGTCTGTAAAGGCCAATACGAATGCATCAAACGCACAAACAACACAGAATAAAAAAATAAAAGAAACTCTAGAAGATAAAATAAAATTATTAGAGATAGAAAAGCAAATAGAAAGTGAAGTAGAAGCTGTTTCATTGGGAATACGCCATCTGGCAAGCGAAATACAATTATCTGGAAAACAAACAAAAGAAATGTTTGATGAATACGGTGTTGGAAAGGACATAATATCCAATCTTTCATTAAATATGAAAAATAATCTAGAAATAGGAAAAAAACAAAGTTTAGAATCGGTAGTAATGAAACAACATTTTTCAGATATAACTGGTTTATCTGAAAATATATTAAAAAATATAAAAGAACAGGTATATCAAATAGATACATCAAATGGTAAACAAATAGAATTAATAGATATATCTACCAAAGAACGAGATTTACAAAATATAATAACAAGTTTACATGAAGAAAAAAAGAATGCCATCGAATCTGGAAATTTAGAACAGGAAAATTTCATAGATTCCATGTTAGAATCCACAAATATTCTGAAAGAGATGTTATATGGATTTTCTGGCATACAGAATGAGATAAAACAGAGTAATGATGCACTGGAAAAAACAATATCAATTTCTAATAAAATAGGATCTATTACGGAATCTTTTAATAAGATACAGACTGAGATAGAATTTGCTAATAAAAATCTTTCTCAGTTTTCAAATAATGCAAATTTGACAAATGATATTTTTCAACAAACAACATCTGCTTTAAAGTTAAGTAATCAATTAACAAAATCTATGGAAAATACACGTTTGACCGAATTATTTTCTGAAGTCAATGCGTTAACAAAAGATGTATCATCTAATTTATTAAATCAAATAAAAGAGATTAATAAAGCAGAGGAAGGTAAAATAAAAATAATAGATCTTTTAGAAGTTGAATATTCCTTAACTAGAAAAAAACAAATACTTGAAAAAGAATTAAATAAAGCAATAGAAGAAAAAAATATTAGCGAACAATCATACATAGAATTGCAATTACATTCTATAGAAAACATAAATAACTTAATAAATGTTCATAAGAAACTTACAAAAGAATCAGAAGCACATAATAAAATTTTAGAAAAACAAGAAGCTATAAATAAAAGGATAGCTGGTATAATTTCTGGTTTAGTCGGAAAATTACCAGGTGGCAGATATCTAACCAACATGCTGAGATTGGATGAAGTTGCAACTGGTGCAATAACGGCTAAAGAAGCATTTAGTTCTTTAGGAACAGAAATTAGAGCATTGGGGGCAGCAATATCAGCATTAAGTGGAACTGCATTAGCATTAATAGCTGGGGTAGGTGTATTGATAGGTGGATTTGCAGCATATCTATATGTAATGAAAAAAATAATAGAACTATTACTAGACATGGATTCTAAAATAGCTAAAGTTGGAAAAAACTTTACAATATCATATTCCGAAGCAAGTAAATTGAGAATTGAAGCTCAACGCATAGCAAAAGAAATGAATTTAGTCGGCATAAATACAGATCAAGTTATAGAGGGAATGACTAAAATAGTAGATATAATGAATGGAATAAACCCAATATTATTTACAGCAAATTCTGTATTCATAGAATTGACAAAGAGTGCAACAATCTTAAGTGAAAGATTTGGTATAAGTCAAGATGAGATATCAAAATTATTTAAAGTATCGGTTGCATTGGGAAGACCTTTCAATGATATAGTTTTAAGAACAGTTATTTTAGGAAAAAATATATTAACAACAAAAGAAAGTTTAAGAGCATTAGCAAATATATCTGTAGGAGTTGCATCGACATTTAAAGGAACTGTGGATAATTTAATAATGGCTGAACAGAAAGCAAAATTGTTAGGAACTACATTAAAAGAATTGAGAAATATAGGAACTGGATTTTTAGACATAGAAACATCACTAAGACAGGAAATGGAGGCGAGGGTTTTAACTGGAAGACAGATAGATTTAGACCCTGCACGATACTATACATTAACTGGACAATTTGATAAATTACAAGAAGAGATATTAAATGTAATGGGTAGCTTAGATGATTTCAAAAAAATGAATTTAATTCAACAAATGTCTCTTTCTCAATTATTCGGAATGGATGTCGATCAGATGTCTGAATTTTTAGCAAATGCAGAACAGTTACAAAAATTAGGTATATCGCAAACACAATTAACAGATTTGCAAAAAATGAGTGCAGATCAATTAAATGTAGAATTAGAAAAAGCGAGAGCAACTGGTAATGCAGCATATGTAGAATATTTAGAAAAGCTAGCCAAAGAAAAAGAATCATTAGAAATAACTGAGAGGTATAATGATGTTTTAGTGAAAATAAAAGAATCATTGATTGATGTATTAGGACCAATAGCAGATATAATAAATCAAGAATTGAAAAGATTACAAAATAGTGGAGAACTTCAGCAAATAATAGAAAATGTAAAAATAGCTGTTAAAGAAATGGTTAAAATATTACCAGAACTAATAAAACAGCTACCTAACATAATAACTGGATTGTTGTCTATGGCAAATGCAACAGCAAGTATAGCTCAAAATTTTGATAAAATATTGGGTATTGCAAAGTTACTAGGTCTTGCATTTTTATTTAGAGGTGGTATGAAAATGATGGGGGGTGGAGGCGGACCAACAGCAGGTGGACCAACATCCATGTCTGCATCTATAGGTGGATTTTCTAGTGAACCAAACACCAATATGAAAACCACAGGCATTATAACGAATGATTTTGATAAAACTAAAATACAACAAGAAAAAACAATAATAGACTACGATAAAGAAAGACGAGATAAAGCATTATATGAATCGTATAGAAGACCATATAGTAATATGTATCAACAAAACATGTCTGAAAATCCACAAAACATAGTAAATACTACAAATGAATATAACCCACAAAAAAATATGATGAATCAAACTGAAGATATTAAGAAAAAAAGAGAGTGGTCTTCAGAAAACGGATTTGGGTTCGATAAGAATTGGAAGGAAACATTATCTGACAATTTAAGCAAAAAATTAGAATGGTATCCTGGTGGATTTTTATACGATTCAGTTTCATCATTATACGATGTTGGTAATTTTATTCTATCAACAGTTACTGGTGGTAAGGGTGAAGGAGTTTTATACCCCAAAGGAGGAGGGTTGCCAGAATGGATGCGTGCAAAAAATGACCCAAGATATATGAACTATTCTAGTGATGAAATAACAAATATGGGCAATACGACCGATATAGTTAAGAGTCTACCCTACAAATACAGATTTTCACCTTCTGAGGATAACTTAAAAGGAATATCGCCACTGCAAAGTAATAGAAGCATATATCCAGGAATACCGAATGTTGATATAACGCCAATGGATGCTATGGAAAATTCCATTGATACGAAGATGGAGAAAATAAACTATAAAAGTGAATCTGCAATAACTGCATTGCAATCTAATATTGTAAATAGAAGTATTACAGAACCTAAGTTAAATACATCTGGGATACAACCAATTTTTGCAAATGTTCCACAAATAGAATCAGCACCTATAATAAAAACAGAACCACAAGAAACAAAAACATTCGATATGAATAAAACAATTTATACTGATAAATTGCTAGAATCAAAACCAACCGAGAATACGGATTCCATGGTAGAGATTGGAAAGAAATTAGATACATTGATAAGTGTATTGACAGCAGCGGTATCTCAGCCAACTATAATAAAACTTGGGGAAAGAACTATAGAGGCTATGGATGGACAAATAAATTTGAGAAAAACATATTCTGATACAGTAGCAACTTCATACGGTAGAATATAATATCCAGTTTAACATATTTATATTAAATATTTGGATTATTTAATGGCATTAGTAGATTTAAAATCGGATTTATCAAAATACAGATCGGTGGTTTCGAATGATAATGAAATCACGGACATAGACTCTAAAGCAAAATATGCTAATAATTTTGCAACATTC